AATGTAAAAATGTAGGGGCGAACCTTGTGTTCGTCCCTTTTTTATTTGTGCGAAGCACAAAATCTTCTCTCTCTCTGTGCTCCCGCCCCCTCCCACCCTCTATCAACCAAGGAGCCATCATGGCATTCGACATCCCCGGATTCGACAACATCGAATTCAACATCCCAGCAGGCAAAGACAAAAAAATCACCATCACCATCCCACCAGTTGACTGCCTGTACCCCACAGACGTCACCGCCATCCAAAACGAAGCCGAAAAACAACACATCGGCAACGACTCCGTTGAAATCATGCGGCTTTTCCTGCTCCACTTTAACAACAGCCAGGCAAAGAAGGATGCCATCAGCAAGTTAGTACAACGCCAGTTACTAGAAATTGACCGCATCTGGAGCCAGGAATCAGGTATCCCGCTGGGGGAATCCTTGCCCTCCACCGGTATGCCTTCGGGGGAGACCCCGAGCTCACCGACGCCTTCCGAGTAGACCTCCTTAACATTGGGCACTCACTCAGCAACGTAGGCCGCACCTACCGGTGGAGCGACCTTAGGGCATTCCTCAAACACCTACCAGCCACATCCCACCTCCACACCTACCTCAACCCCGCCGCAGCCGAAGCCGCAGCCTGGGCGTTACCCACCAACCAAATCCTTGGCGCACTCTTCGACCAGCAATACATCCTGGCCCTGGCCCGCGCCGGGAAAAACACGAACGGGGTTGGGGGTCTTATTCAACAGACCATTGAGGGTATTGAGGCATCTCATCAGCAGGTGAGCCGGCCGCATAGGCGGGAGCTGACCGCTGCGGAGATCAGGCAAAAGGTCAGGGAAAAGCACCACATCTAAATCTGAAGGAGGGATTTTTCATGGGCGCAGAGCTCGGCACCGGCTACATCTCGATCATTCCCGAGGTGAGTAAAATCAGCCCCACCATCGCTAAAGCATTGGGGAGTGTGGAAAGCGAAGCCGAGCGCCGCGGCGGCTCGTGGGGAAGCAAGCTCGCTGCTGGTGTGGGCAAGACGCTGAAAGCCGGGGCGCTCGCCACTGGTGTGGCGGCAGGTGGGCTTATCGGCACCGCCATGGCCAAGGGTATGGGCCGCCTCACCGCTATCGAAACCGCCCAGCAGAAGCTCCTCGGTTTGGGTAACGACACTAAGACCGTTGCCGGGGTCATGAATGATGCTCTTTCCTCGGTGAAGGGCACCGCCTTTGGACTGGGGGAGGCGGCATCCGTTGCCGCAGGTCTGGTCGCCGCCGGCATTAAACCCGGCCAGCAGTTGGAAACCACCCTGAAAACCGTGGGCGACACCGCCGCTATTGCCGGCCGGAGCATGCAAGACGTTGGCGTTATTTTCGGCTCGATTGCCGCCCGCGGCAAACTCCAGGGCGATGACATGCTGCAGCTTATGGCTTCGGGCATTCCCGTGCTTCAGCTGCTCGCCAAAGAAACCGGGAAAACCTCGGCCGAAATCTCGGATATGGTTTCCAAAGGTCAGATCGACTTTGCGACCTTCGAGAAAGCCATGCGTGCCGGCATGGGCGGGTCGGCCTTGAAAATGGGCGAATCCTTCACGGGTGCCGCACCCGAGGCCTGCGCGCGCGGGGCGCGCGGGGGGCGCTACCGCGTTGAAACCATTTTTCGGCCTGGCGAAGGATGGCCTGGTGGTCGCCACCCGCGCCATCGACGGGCTGGAAACCAAAATCAAACCAGTTGCGGCCGATATTGACACCTTCCTTCAGCAGCGCCTAGTGCCAGGGCTCAAAGACGCCAAGAGTGCCGTGTCGAATTTTCTGCAATCAGATCAGGGCAAAGGAATGCTTACCGGCGTCCAGGCGGCCTTCACCGACACGTTTGATGCCGGCAAAGCCCTGGCGCCCGTGGTATCCACTGTGGCTACTGCTCTGGGGCAGGCATCCGCAGCCCTCGGCGTTAGCACATGGAATATTTTCCTCGGTACTCTGCATGCAGCATCTGGCGTGCTCGTTGCCCTGGCCCCATCTCTCCAGTCTGTCGCTGACCTGCTGAAAGCCCACCCAGGGCTATTGGCGGCTGCCATGGCAGGCTGGGCGGCGTTCCGCACCGTGCCCGGTATCGTTGGCGGTATCACCACCACCGTAGGTCAGTACACGTCCAAGCTATCCGAGATGCGGGGGCACGTGTCTAGCCTGTCTGAAATGCGGGGACAAATATCCAGCATCCAAAAGTTCTACAGGGACGCTGGTGTGGAAATGGACCGGGTCGGGGCAACCACACACTACCTGACCGGTGCGCAAAGCGGTTTGGCTGCCGCCGTGCTTAAGGCCGAGGCCGCATTCCAGCAGGGCTCCCCGGCCTTGAAAACATTTGCGGAAAAGCACACCGAGGCCGCCCACACCGCACGCGCTGCCCTGGGATCGATCGGTGACGCAGCTGTTGGTGTGGCCCGTGGCGGTTTCTCCCTGCTGAAATCCGGCGCCGAAGGCCTACTAGGCGCCCTCGGTGGGCCTTGGGGCCTGGCGCTCACCGGTGCCGCCGCAGCCCTTGCTCTGTTCGCCAGCGAAAACGAAAAAGCAGCTAAGGCTGAGCAGCAGCACAAGAACAACGTTGATGACCTCAAGAATTCCCTGAACGGCATCGAGGAGGCAGCCACCAGGTCGGTGATGGTGCAGCGCGCCTCCAGCGAAGGCCTGATCGACCTGGCCAGCAAGGCAGGTATCGCATCCAGCACTGTGGTGGACGCCATGATGGGGCAGGCCTCCGGCCTGGAAGCCATCCAAGGCAAGGCCGAATCCATTGTCACCGCGTTCATGCACGCCCACCCCCAGCTGCAGCAAGCTAAAATCTCCGCCGATGATCTAGAAGCCACCCTCAACGGCAACAAGGATGCAGCTCTTGGCGTGGCCACCGCCCTGGCCGATCTTGATGATGGCAGCGTAAGAGCTAAGCAGCACGCCGCCGAGTCCTTTGCGAAATGGAAAGAGGGGCTGACTGATGCGGACCTGGCGACATTAAAGTTGGCTGAGTCCACCCGGGGCGCCAACAACGATCTGGAAGAGGCAACCAGGCAGCACGAAGCCGAAGCTGCCGCCATGACGAATGCTGCTAAGGAAGCCGACACGGCGGCTCAGATCTACTCGATTCTGGGTGACAAGATCAAATCCATCCCCGATGACAAAACGATCAAGGTGGAATCGGATGCGATCACCGATGAGACCAAGCAAAAATTAGAAGCCATGGGGGCGAAAGTCTCCGAGCCCTTCGAGGGGCAGGTGACTATCGATTTCCCCGATGCGTTCTCCATCATTTCTCTGCTGGATCAGATGGGGGTCAAGCTCTCCAGCCTCGACGGCTACATCCACATTGATAACGCCGAGGTGCCCGGCACTATCGAAAAACTGGATGCCCTAGGGTTGAAAACGAAAACCCTCCCCGGCGGCAAGGTTGTCATCGACTCCAACGACCCTGACGTGAAGACCCGCATGATTGACCTGGGTATCCTGGTCAAAGACAAACGCACCGGTGAAGTCAAAATCAACGACAACGTTGATGACGTCATCAAACGTATCCGTGGGTTAAACGGCCAAAACACTGCATCTAAGCACACTATTGTGGTGGAAAACGTGTACACGAATGTGGGCGGGAATCGGTATCTGCACCCTGATGTCGCCTCAGCACGCAACGCCGCAGGTGGTGTCGTAGGGCTCGCCGCCGGCGGCCTGTTCGGCACCCCGGCAGGGTACCGGCTGCCCCTCTCCGGGCCCGGCACCACCGAGATCGACGGTTTCCAGGGCGTCGACAGGCAAGGCCGGCCCACAGCCCGGGTCGATGCTGGAGAATGGGTCATTAACCGTCGATCGTCCGCTAAGCACCATAATTTACTGCGGGCCATCAACGATGATTCCCCCAAGCTCAACAAGGCATTGGAACGCATGCCGGCATTGGCTGATGGTGGGGTCATCACCCCAGGCCAACTTCTACGGTTCGCCAAAGGTGAAACCGTCAACGGTAAGAAAGCCCCCCGTTCCCTCGAAGGCGCGCCATATGTTTTCGGCGGCGGCCTACTCGCCAACTGGGGTGACTGCAGTGGCGCCATGAGCGGCCTGGCCGCACTAGCTGTGGGGTGGCCACTCGACGGCCGTAAGTTCGCCACTATGGACGAAGGCCCCGTGCTGGCCCGCATGGGTTTCAGCACCGGCCTGGGCAGCGGCCCCAGGTTTTCCATTGGCTGGCTCAACGGCGGCCCCCCCCGGGGGGCCACCCCCAGCACCACTCCTTTCGCTGACGGCCCAGCTGGT